TGGAAATCGTAAGGATTAACATCGAGATCTTCCGAAAAACTTGTATGGTGATCATCACCTAAGAGAATTGAAATAACATTCTTGTCATAGCTTTCATTTGGGAATATATACTTAAATGCCCATCGTAAATAAAAGTCATTTTGTAAACAATTGATAATGGTTGTTAAAAATCCACCTGAGCAGTTATTATTTTCTATTTTAAAAAGGTAAGGGCCTAATAAATACTGGGAATAACATTCATGTTGAATTAAATAAGATATTGATTTTGGTGATGAATTCAATAATCGTCCACACAATCTATAGGAACCATCTCGAATCGAACTGATGAGAGTTTTATCAAAATTAGAGTAATCTCCGGCTAAAAATCGTCCACACCTCCTCTTGTGTTTTGCAAACAAAACATCCATATCATATGTAGTGGCGTTCATTCCGATAGCATAATCCGAGAATGGAAAAGAGTTATGGAATGCACATAATAATGATCCAAAAACTATTCTAAATGCAACAAGTGAGATCATATTATTACAGAATATCACCCGTGTATTAACATCGGCAATTTTCTTTTCGGAAACTAACTCGTCCTTAAGATAACCTATAAACATGTGATCAATTGGTTGGCCTGCATAATTCTCTATTTCATAAACTTTTCGTCTAACCATGGCTTCAAAATCAGTTGTCCAAACTGGCTTTCCTTCTTCATTAAACCATATATGATCCGTCTTACCTTTACCTTTCCGTGAATATATAAGTGGATAACCACAAGAGGTTATGACTTTGACGCTCGCTAAAATTCCTGGAATACCACCAATAGCTTCATTAATTGTTAAATATCTTTTCACTGGCCAATATAAGGTTTCTTTTAATTTGGTCTCAATTGCTTTGAAAATCTCACTTAAATCCTCTTCAGTTGGTTGAACAACCTCAGTTGATGATAATGATTTAATATAATTAGCTTTTGGGTCAATTCCATTAGCCCTATTGTCGTATTGCGACATTATAGCTGGTTGCTTTGTAGTAGATAAATAACAATGGGGGTCTAAGTTTAAATAAGATGGGCGTAAAACTGTTTTAGATGGAACATATATACGCAAATCCATGGGCGCAAGGGTCAAATCATGCACGTTGCTACCCAATAGTTCTGGCAAATCTTCAGAATCACCTGATTGAGCTTCAAGTTCATTAGTCTCAGCTTGGGCCATTTCAATA